CTAATCCACACACTCAGCCTTCCAAGCCTCATTCAGAGCCAATTCGCCCCTGAGATTGTCGGGCCACTGCAACCGGGCGTCAAACTCCGCCTGAGACCACCGGAAGTCATCGCGGTAATCGCACAGGAGCGGGCCTTGATAGACTGGCTCAGTTTTTTCAGCGCAGCCACTCAGAAGCGCGGGAACGCAGATCATCATCAGAGAGATTGTCGATTTCATTGACCCTTACCTTTTGTTCGGATACGTCAGATTGTCGCGCCACACACCCGGCGAGTAGCGCGCGTGATGCGGTGAGTTTTGCGCCCAGATCGGCGTTGCGCGATTGCAGCCACCCTGCCCATGCGCCAAGGCCAAGACAGGCGCAGAGGACGGCGATTAGAGCGTATCGAGTTAAGGCATTCATGCCACTAGCCTCTCTATGATGCGCGTCTTGATGGATTTCTTTGCCATGACAAGCTGAGAAAGCTTCACAAGACTTCTCAGGCGATCACCAGCCTCTATTGGGTCAAGCGGAGCATTTTCGCCGGGGAGCCAGTTTATATCCCACTTGCCGCGCTGCCAGACCCCAAGCGTTGGCTCCACCTCTGCATGTGTCAGGACTGTGCGGCGCGTCACGGGAATGTCATAGGTCAGCGCCATTTCTGCGACGATATCCGCAAAGGTTGTAAGCTGCGTCATGTTGATCGGGGACTTGCCTCTGTAAAAAGGCTTTTCAGTTGCGCCAACCATCCCGGCCATAGCCAGACCGATTGACCCGGTATTGAGGCCCCGTGTGTGCGCCGCATATGTCGTTGCGGTGCTTTCGTTGTCCTCTGGGCGAAATCGGCCATAGACCACATTACCGTCACCCTCGACAATTGCGTGATAGTGCTCACGGTCGAGGTTGGACGCAACGCCCCACCCTGCCGTCCAATGCATGATGATACGCTTCACTTTTCACCTCCATCCTGCGGCACCCGCGCCATGGCCCGAATGATCTGCAACAACAGCCGACGCAGCGCGCCAGCCTCAACACCCAGCGCCAAAAGACCAAGTGACATATAGGCCCACTGCGGCACGGGCTTTGCCAAAACATCAAGGCCGTAATCGGCGACAAACAACGCCAGCGCGCAGAGTGTCGCAAAGACCTGTATCCACCCGACCTTTTTTTCCTGCTCAATCTCAGACATGCGTGGCCAGCCTTCCCACCTGCCGCGCGGCGGCCCAAATGAGCAAGAATCCGGCCCCGGTGCCAATGGAAGAAAGGCCAATTGTTGTGACAAAAAGCACTGGCACAGTCAGCGTCCAAAGATCGTGCCGATTACGGCGCACGAAACGGCAGGCCGGTTTTAGCCAGCCGCTCATGCGCGAAAAAGTTTTTGTTGCTTTTGTCATTTTACGCCCACACCGCTTTAAGCAAGAATTTATTGACAAACTCACGGTTTGCCTCGCGGTAAGAGACCTCTTGCGCAATACGACGTGGGTGCTTTAGATTGTTTTCGATGACCCCATAGAACCAATCCCACACCGGGTCTCCCCCGTTCGCCGCGACATACTCATTTGTGTACCGATTCACATCGAGGCAGAACGCACCCATGTCGCGGCACGTCTCTAGCACCATATTGGACGTGACTTGATAATTCACATCGAGGCTGAAATTGACCCCAGTACCAAGCCAGTCTTTTGACACGACACGCGCAGATGGCGGCGGGATTAGGTACGTCTCTTCGTCCATATATGTGTGCGCGATCAGCACGTTTTCTGTGCCGGTAAGTGTCAACGTCCCATCGACAGTAATCGTATTGCGGTCCACGCTGATTGCCGTGATCACATGGTTGCCCGCATCCGTTGCAGTGACATTGCCATTTGTGATCGTGATCGTCTCACCCACCGCGAGTGCAGCACCGCCATAAATCGGATTTGAGAATTGGGAGTTGCTGATTGTTTGTGCGCCCGCGTCAAAAACGTAATCCGCCTTTACCTTGTAAAAAGCGTATGGGTAGGAGGGCGTGTTGCCGTTCGGGATGTTCTCAACACTGGACCGATCGGCACGAGTGGGATGTGCGCATGGGGCTGTGTAGACGAGCGGCATTGCCCCTTTTGCCCGCGCTGCGTTGATCGCGTTTACAAGTCCTACGCGGCTCCCAGGTAGCGTCTCTCCACAATTGTAACTGGCCGTGTCCGCATCGTTTGGTACGCCACCGATCACGCAAATGGCTGCAGTAGCGTGTGCCGATCCGTTGATTTGTCCAGCAAAGTCAACAAAGTCAGATCCATTGACTGCAAGGTCTTCTCGAATGAAATTGTAGTTTCCTAGTGGTGCCAGTGCCTCTGATAGGATTTTGACAAAATGCCCAACCGGAGCCGTGTCGAGGACACTCACTGTGCCATCCTCAGTCGCCGCCTTCATGTCGTCAACCACATCTGTAAAATCCTCACCTGACGTAGCACCTGCGAGAATCGACATACCGCTATTGATAACCACAACGTCTTTCGGGGTCACGGTTCGCACACCCGCGTCATAGGTGATCGTCCCGTGATTTGCGTCGAGCAGGGATGCTTTGAGGTTTTTGAGATCCTGTGCGGCGAGTTGAGCCGCACTCATTTCGACATCAGTCACACGCACATCAATAGCTGCAACCTGATCGGCAAGGTCAGAGAATGCCGAATAGGGTGTACCCACAAGAACGAAGGTGTTTGCCGGAGCGCCGCGCCACGCGAAAAGGTTTGGCTGCGAAGGCTTGATCACGCCCGCGCCGACGTTGCCGTTATTTGCGTACCGGACGCCAAAGCTACCGACGCCATTAACGGAGAAAGTGACAGTGCCCGTGCTTTCAACCCCAGTCTCCATCCAAAACATAGGAGTGCCCGTGATCGCAGTCGGCACAGACAGGTCGTAAAGGAGACCATCTGCCGACGTGGCTGAGACGCGGATAACGCTATCCCGCAGATTGCGCAGGGCGAGCTGATCGCTCTCGGAAATCCAGTATCCAACACCCGCGCTCACATAGCGAAGTGTTGCCGGCATACCTGAGATCGCCATGCCGGACGGCAGAGCAATATTGGCTCCATTGGGCTGACGCACTTGCTTGGTCACGCCGTTATAGGTGACGTACAGATTATTAGTGCCGTCAGACGACACAGGCCAGAGCATTGAGACGCGTGTGCCATTTGAGAGCGGAGGCAGCGCGCCATCGACCGGAGTGACTGTGATCGTGTAGCTGGCAAGAGTGGTGGTGCAAAAAGGTGCGATGCCGCCCGCGTATGTGATGTTTTTGTCGGCCTTCTCATCCAGCGGGCTTAGGCCTGTATCGACCCATGCCGACCCATCATATTCCCACACATGCATCGTATCGCGCACAAGCGCAGTTTCGCCCGCCACCATGCCAGTGATTGCTGCCAATGCGGCGGCATCGTTGGGTGTGTAATCCCATGCGCCAGCGGCAATTGCAGCATCGCGGGCCGCTTCTGCGCCAGCCATGTAAGTGCTTGCAGCGTCACTTGCTGCATTAGCACTATTTTCAGAGATCAAAGACTTCGCCGCGTGGTGCTTGGCCGAATACTGACCCGGATCGACCTCGACATCCTCTGGATTTTCAGCCCATTGTTCGGCCTTGTCCTGTGCCGCCTCTGCCGCAGTAATTGCTCCGGCTACGTCACCAAACTGCGCGGCAATCGCAGCCACTTGATCGGCATTTACCTGCGCCGATCCAGCCGCCGCCGTAGCCGCCGCTTGGGCCGACAAAGCCAATGCCAGGACACTTGGCGCGGTTGGCTCTTCAATGTCCTGCCCCAACAGGGCCATGATCTCAAGCGGACCTGTACCGGAAAACGAAATCGGCCCAAGGTTTTCGGTTTTGGATACCGGACCATTGAGACCAGCAATCACATAATGCAGTGAGACATTGTAAAGACGCCCATTGACACCGCTTTCCGGTGGCCAAAGCGAGGCGGAAAAGTTGCCATCGACATCAAGCGCATAGCTTTCTGCGGCCCCGGCAATGACAGCCTGACCCAACTCAACATCCCATTTGTTGAGCTGGAACGAGATCACGCCACTGCCCGGTTTTGAGCCATCAGGCATCTCAATAGGACCAACGATGTTGGTTTTGGCTGTCGCCATGTCATGTACTCCGATTTTAGGTGATTGTGGCCGTGACCGTTGGCGTCAGAACGCTCTCGATCTGTGAAACATTGATGGCCTTGGCGGTATAGTCATATGTCCCGGCACCGGGGCTGTCCGTAAATTCGAGGACAACCCCCGCTTCGCTCGCAAATTCAAAAATCACAACAGAATCGCGCAGCACTTGTGTTTTCCAATTTGAGTCGGAGGCGGAGGCGGTGACCTCAACATTTGCTGTGCCATCGGCGTTGTCGGTGACGATCAATGATGATGGTGCATCAGGGGCGGTAGAGACGGCCAATGCCGGCACATTCTCTTCAATGACATACGCGCCCTTGGTGCCACCGGGTGTCACAAGGCACCCGCGCACGTCATAAAGCGCACCATCCGTCAGGATTCCCGAATTGACGCTGGTCTGGATCGCTGTGACGACAAGTGTGGTCCATGTGTCCGCGCCCGCAGGAGAGACCTCTATGCGCGGCGTGAGAGCGTCCGACACGGGCGCATCCCACGCTACACCAATCGCCGCCGCCCACGAGTTTTGCGCAGTTTGCACACCAGACGGCGCGGCATTGAAATTTGCCAATGTCGGGATTGTGCTTGGCGTGTCATCGTCGGGACGGGTCTGCACAAGCCCCTCTTCGGCGGTGCTCCATGTCGTCGCGGCAAAGTCAAATTGCGAAAGTTGCAAAGTAACCTGAAGCGTATTCGAATCTATGATCGGGGCCTTTTCGATCAGATACGTGCCGGACAGGATACCAAAATCCAAAGCCACAAGGCGCTCTCGGATTGCGCGAAGACCACGAGGATGAAGCCGCACAGTGATGCGCTTTTCAGGGTTGTCGATATAGCTTTTCAGCTTTGCAAGGCGTCGAGCTTGGCCATGGCTTGGCACAGCCGACAGGTCAAACGTGTCGGCCACAAGGCTCGCACCAAATTCGGCCTCCAAATCTTCACGCACCCACGGATCGCCCGTCACAGAGACATAATCAAGGCTGCGATCGGTGTATGTAAACGGAAGCTCGGTAAAATAATCCAACAAGTCCGGGCCATTATTAACCTCGTCAAAGCCGATGATGTCCCGAGACGTCAAAGTGACCGTTGGCGCATCATATTTTCCGGCGCGAATCCCGAATGTGCCGTCCGGCAAGAGGACAATGTCACTACCACAGGATGCAAGCATGCGGCCCAAAATATACTGCGGGGCCTCCGTCATCGAATAGGTCATTGATATCCGGTATCGCGGCTCTGTGCCGCCGCCAGCAAGCGGGATCGCATCATCGCAATCATCTGCGGCGGCGGATAGCCAATCCATATTGACGCGGACAGGCATATTTAGACCATCTGGCGATGCGATAAAATCCGCAATTTGTAGTGCTGCATTGTCGGAATAGGCATCGCTATCCGACCTCGGATCATAGACCGGAGGCGATCTCAAAATCAGCGTGATGACAGGAGGATCAGTCGGAAAAACATCGCGATAACTTTCTGCGGGAACCTGTTGCCGCCGCATATAAGTCGAGCACAGCCCATCGAGCCTGTGGTTTTCTGTCCAGACCGGATAGTAAGACGTGAGTTCAGAATAGTGCGTCTCTGGGATTTGACCTGTGCGGGTCTCAACATAGACCCGACGAGAAACATTTTCCGGCAATCCGCCCTCAGGGTCCCAAAAACCACCATCATCAGTGTCGTATAGATATTTGTTGGCGACAAAATTTTCCACATCAATCTCAACAACATCGCCATCAAGTCGCGTCTCCATGATGGTATACGGACCACCATGGCCATGCACTGTCACCTGATGATAAAATCCATTTTTCGCGCGCCTAAATACTACCTGACCACCCGTCAACACCTCACCCTTATGCACAAACCGTTGGCCTACAGTTTGCTTGAATACGGTCTTGATGTCATCTGGACTTGGGGCACTTTGACCTTTCGCGAAAGCACCTTTTGCGGCATTGATAAGCGCAATATTCACGAGAGACCCAGCAAGCGTGAGCGCCCCGCCAGCCCCGACCAGAGTCACGCCAAAGACCGACAAGCTACCCGTCAGGCCAGTGATTGCAGTAAAAGCCCATCCAACAACCTGGACCATTACACGCCCCACCCTTCCAGTATTTCAAATTCGCAAGGCATCATTATGCCGGTTTTCGTACGCACATAGGGCCGAGCGCCAACAAGAATTGCCCCAAGAGTTTGACCCGCCGTGCGGATCACGGCGATCCCATTCTGATTTTCTCCCGCGCGCTCACCGCACATCGCTTTACGGCTCATGCTTAAAAGCCCGCCACCAGAAATCATCACGCGGCGACAGCTCATCCAGTCGTCATAAGTGCCAATGATGTGAGACGCGGGATTTCGACCTGTCACACTTTCCCACGCCAATGACGGCCACAGGCAACAGTCATTGCGCCCCCAGACCCAAGGGTATGAGCGTGTTTCGCGCACAAATTTCAGAAACATCACCAGTCCGTGAGCTTAATTTCGGTGTCAGACACCTCGACCACAAAACCCAATCCCAGGTCTCCGGGATGCCGCCTTTGTTGATCGCGGTCGGTGTAATAGCCAGAGAGCGGGACACCAGCACGGAAAAGACCGCCCTCCACGGTGAGCGATACAATGGCACCCCCCGGTACAAACGTCGCGCTCACCTTGGACATGACGCCGTAATCCATTGCAAAAGGATCACCCAAAGGCACACGACGACCATGCGCATCAAGGCTCACGGGATCAAAAATTTGCATCCACAACTTTGCGGATCGACCCAAGTAATCAGACCTGTTACCGATAAGCTCCGGGATACGCCCCTCAGAATATCCAACCAGGTCTTTTGGCAGGCCAAGCTGATACTCACGATACGGCGCAAGGTCGCTCCCGCCACCAAAATCGCTCATGCCGACAAGATCGCCAAGACCTTTCCACTCATGCCCACCAGCGGTAAATGGCACATTCCAATCTGAGACACGCACAGGACCGCTGGCAAAATCCATTTCCAGCATGAAAGCCTTGTGGATCACCTCTCGATCCAAAGCCGACATCATGGCGACCGGGTCAGGCTGCGTCGAAAGAAAAACGCTCATCTCTGAAAAACCTCTTTAGCGGTAAACGTGACGGGCGCAGCGTAGCGCATGCCGGTCGGATAGGCCCGACCATCGCTATCATTTGCCAGCCTCAAAAGGATCGTTGGACCTGATATTTTCACCTCATCACCCACCGCCACAGCCATACGCAGAGGCGGCAAAAATGAGACCACACCCGCACTGTTGGACTGGACCTCATACAGAAAGTCATTGATCGAAAAATAGCCACCCGAATTGATGTTCTCGCCCGAATATCCAGACAGATTTATGATCGTGCTACCGGCTGGCGCATCAGCGGCCACGATGCAGATACCGCCATCCGGGATCGGACCGGAAATCGGCAGAGCAAAAGAATTCCAGACCTTGAAGCGAAACGGATTTTGCCGCCCGCGCAAAGAATGGATAAATGTGCGCCAGACAGGAATTGTCTCACGCCATAATTTACCAACTGTAATCTGCACCTCCCAAACACTATTTTCTCGCCCGACGATTTGCTCGTCACCATCAAGGCCCTGCCCAGATGATACGGATGATACTTTGAGAAATGGCGATCCACCGATCACCCCATTTATACCAATCGGCCAGTCAATAACCGTCATGTCGGACGCCTCTGTTGCTCTGCAATCTTTCGGTTATTTTTATTTACGGTCTGAACAGCTACGGCTGCACCACCCTCCGCCCCATACTGACGTGCGATTGCCCCAAGAGTTCCATCATCATTGACATATATCTCGACAGATACCTTTGATGTTCCACCCGCCGAAGCGCCACTACCGACATACCCGCCAGTGGCGTAACCGCTATTGAGCTTGCGGTGCAGCCCCTCAAGTGCAGATGGTCCGCCTGCCGCTTTCACAGCTTTTTGGTTGAAAACGTATTCGCCCCTATGGACAACGCCAGCGGGATCATATTTGCCGCCGTCTCCGGTATATCCACCAGAGGCATAGCCCCCGTTGGACACGCCTAATATTGACGAAATGAAACCACCGAGCCCACCGCCAGATGATCCACCGAAAATACCCATAAAAGCATTTTGCAAACCTGACGAAATATATGCTGCAGCCGCCTGTTTAAATGATGCTTCAAGCACATCACCAAGGCTATCTCCATTGACAATTGCATTTGCAAGGTCATCAGACAGAGACTTTAAACTGTCCTCAATTTTCTTGAACGAATCACCATTCAACTCATCCGCCAACTCCGCCATGCGGCGCGTAAATGTCTCTGTCGAAATAGCGCCAGAATCCAAAAGCTCCTTTGCACGCTCCGCTTCATCATTGTATTTCTCTTGAGCCGTGCGCAGGCTCTCTGTCAATCTGATACCCTCACGCATCAAATCATTTTGGTATTTTTGTGCGTCGGATTTGCCGGATGATGATTTTGACGAAGACGGTGCTTTGAATTTGTTTCCCCACCCACCATCTGGTGCATATGATGCCTCAGTCTGCGACGACACCATTGCATCATGGCCAGCTCCATACATTGCGTATTGGCTTTGGAGGCTATTCCGGTCTCCCTTTGCCTCTGCCTGTCGCTGCGCCGCCGCCTGTGCTGCCGTAAGAACCGTGACAAGCGTTCTGGCGTTTGCAATCGCATCGCGGATTCCAGCACTCATATCGGTCTCGGACAAAAGCTTACCGGCTGTTCCTGCGTTCTCAATTTCCGTCTTTGTACCTACGGCCTTCTTTGCCATTTTTTCAAGTTCACCAGCGGCTTCGCGCAATGGCGCTGGGAGTTTTTCGCCAGCCGGATACATAGCCGTAATCAGGCGAAAGGCCTTTGATGCACTATCTCGCATTTCATCCATACCAGAGGCGGTAGAAAGTTCCTGAATTGCCTCATGCAGAGAGAAGATTTGATCTGTTGTTAGGCCAAGATCGCCAGCCGCATCGTCGGCTGCGCTCGAAATTGCGTCAAGCGCTTCCCTTGACATAAGGATCTGCTCGCTTGTTGCAAAACCTTGCGCCGCCTGACCTTCGATCTTTATTAAGGCAAGCTGCGCCTCTTTCATTTGGTTGACGAGGTCCAGAGCTCCACTCAGTCCGTCTTGCAGCGGGGTGACTGTTGCCTTTAGGTCATCCATCGACTGGCCCAAAGAAACTCCGGCCATGTACTCCGAAAATCCCTTGATCTGGTCTGCAAACTCTCCAAATTTGTCTTTTAATGTGGCGGTATCGGTTGCCGCAAGAACGGCATAACCGCGATATGACTCAAGACTTTCACCGAGCGTTTTGGTCGCGTCCGATAATTTTACCGCCTTGCCGAGTCCATCAAAGTAACCCTTCGCGACATTGAACAAGATCGGCGCGAGCGCGCCCGCCATAATCCCAACAGTACCAAATCCAAGTGCAAGATCTGGCAACTGGATCGCGAGAGCTTGCAGGTAATTCCCTGTCACCGCACCTTGCTGTGCAACCTGTGAAAGCTGCATGGAGGCATTGCGCATCCCAAATTTTGAAAAGTTGTTTGCGGCATTATTTGCCTCATTAAACCCACGTGTGATCTTACTGTTAGAATTTGCAAATCCGACCTCTGCACGTTTTGCCGTCTTAGCCATCCGCGCTTCTGCCGATGCAAGCTGCTTCACGAGTTTATTGAGGGTTATGCCATACTCGACCTCTAGCCCGCCATTCGATGTTTCTGCCATCAAAAACCCTCAATGCCCATTGCGCGAAGATCGTCCTCAGAGATGTCGTCACCGCCTGCTTTCCTGCCCCCGTAGGCACAAGCGATAAATTCCCAAAGCGTCAGCTCATCAACCTGTCGCGGTGTGAATCCTAAATGTCGTCCGTTGTAGTAGATTTTGGAGAAGCGCCATTTTCCGGGCTTGCCACTTCCCCCCTCGGCTCCCCCACAGGGTCATCTTCCACCCCGATTAAAGCATCGGCCAATATCGTGATTGCCACGAGCTTGAATTGGACCAAAGGATTGCCCTCAACTGTGTTGATGACCTTGCGCGCTTCTGCTTTTTCCAAGCCCCCACCAATCAGGCCGAGGCGAATAGTTTCAAGAATGTCGTCAACCCGCCATGTTCCAAGACGAAGGCGGTTGAAAACCTCTTCCGGCCCAGCATCGCACTTGTCTTGCAGCGCACGAAGCTCGCCGAGGCGGAGGGCAAATTCATGCTCACCGCCAATCCAGTTGATCTCAACCATTAGGCTTTTGCCGTGCGGGTCGGGGTTCCATCGAATTGTATTTCAATTTCAGCCGTTACCTTCTTGCCCTTGGTACGCGACTGCGAAAGTGATGCAAGGATCGCTGGTCCAGTTTCATATTCGGTATCACCGACTGCAGCATTCAAGTTCCCAACGCGGCAAAGTTTTGTCACCGCGCCATAAAACCAGTCTTGCATCGTTTGGTGGCTTTCTTGCGACCAAACGCCACTCGAAGAAACCGACACATCAATAGAACGGGCCTGCTTTGCAACAGAAAGAGGAAGGCTTTCATCGTCACAATCCGGCACCTCGTCTGTATCGACGGATGCAGAACGATTAATGCTTACATCCATCAGCCCGCACATCCGAGACCATGTCAAACCATCATCATCTGAGACCTCAAGAACGAGCTGTTCATACTTTTCAGTTGTTGCTTTCGCCATAGTCAGGCTCCTTTAAAGCCGATTGATCGGCATCACAGCCTTGCCCAAGGGCCGAATGGGGCTCGCCGCTTTTCGCGGTATTTTTCGGTGTTTTTGTTGCACACCCTGCAGCTATCGCAGCCTCGACCACCTCACGCGGCCATGACTGCGGAGCGGTGCTTGCCTTGATCGCCCACCCAGCGTTTGACTTGCGCGAGGAAAAGCTAAACGGCTTGTGAAAGATTGCTCTCATTTTGTTTTTTTGACCGCCCGTGTCACAGCGCGAGAAAGCGCGGCCTTGGCAGATTTTCTGTTGGCGCGACTGACCGGGAAGAAATACGGGTTTGCCGTTATTTTCCCGACATATTTACCAGACTTGTGAAACCTGTTTGCCGTACCAAACTCAAACCAGCGCGCGAGTGCCGGGAAGCCACCAGGATAGTCTGCCGAGCTTGCCGTTGCGTAGATTGTCACGGCAATGCGTTCGTATTGTTTTCCGGCAACCTTACCAAGGGTGAATGAACCCTCCGGCGCATCTCCCCAAGTCCAGTCGATAACAATCTCTGGAATTGGCTTGATCGAGTTCATCTGGGCAACGATTTTACGGGCCTGTTTCTCAATCTCGCTTTTTAGCTCCGAGATGATATTACTGTAGAGGCGACTATTCATCCGCTTCACATTCTCAAGGCCATTAACCATCGGAGACCCCATGAAAAAAATCTTGTATGCGCTTGCTGTTGCAACCGCGGCTGTCATCATTGGGACATGTGGGCTTTTTATCTATCGCGACCATCAAGAGCAGGTAGAAAAACAAGAGCTTTCGGACCGACTAAAACGTTATGAATCATTACAGCATGAAATCGAGTGTAAGCGTGAAGTAGCTTTTTGGGATAACTGGAATAGGGATGAGCTTGTTCGCAAATATGGTGATTATGCCGAAACACACATAGATTCTTGTCGCTGGCTATATGGCCTCTAATCCTAAACCTGATATTCCTCAATCAGTGCCATCACGTTGACGATCCCATGCGCAATTTTATCGTCCGGGTCATCATCCACGCGTGAGTTATCAAACGAGATTTGAGAAAGCGCGTAAGGGTCTGGCAACTCCAACTCGGCGCGGTGCAAGGCAGCCTTTACAAGCCCGCAGATTACCTTCGCGTTCAGTTTAGACCCACCATCTTGCGTCCAAACGTCGATCTGGAAATAATGCTCTCCGCCAGTGATGCAATCCGCGTCATCCTCGACCTCTTGCGATGGACCGAAGGAGATATATGGATAGCTTGGCGTGGCCGGCATGTTGTCATTAACGCCGCCAGCAAGCATTGCCATGAGAGCGGTATCGGCGGACAGCGTGTCATAGATAAGGATTTGAAGGGCTGATGCGGCGCTCATGCTGCTTTTCCCCCTTCGACAACGACATAAATCCAAGCCCGATCCGTGATCGCATCAACCTCAATCACGGCATAGCCCTTAGCCCTGCGCACATCGCGCGCTTGCCAGTCTGTTGTGATTGCCCGTGCTGCTGTGCACGACCTGATTTTCCACTTGTAGATCGCCCGACCCTCAAGCCGTGCAGCCTCAACCGTTTCAGACCCGCGCTGATAGATGACCCGCGCATGGCAAGCATGTCGTTCGGTCCAAATCGTCGAGACAACGCCGCCCGCGCCTTTCGACTGGACTGGCTCATCAAATGCGACCGATTCATTGAGATGCCCAGCCCCCATCACGAAAAAACACGATAAGTAGACAGAAGATCAAACCACATCAGAGGCGGCACCGTACCAGCCTCTTTTTGATTTGCTTCACGGTCACGGTACATTTCAGCGACGTGCTGAAGAATTGCGACCTCAATAGGACGTGGCAAAGCATCAGGGTATTCTGTAGCAAAATCACGGCGAAGATAGCGCTCAGCATGCAGTGTTGCTGCATCTATATACAACTGGATCAATACATCATCATCATCATAATCAATCCGAAGATGCGATTTTGCGCCAGATAGGTTTATGGTCATGCCGAATAACCCCCGTCATCCACTGATCAAGCGTCAGCCTGATCAGCTTTGAGCGCAGCTTCGAGTTCAGCGACCTTTTTGGAAAGAGCATCACGCTCCTTTTCAACCTTGGTCAAAGCCTTTTCCAACGCACTTTTCTCCGAGGCGGCAGCATCGAGTTTCCCACCAAGATCAGCATTCTTCGAAACCAACTCCACGAGTTTGGTTTTCGCATCGTCAGCCTCTTCGGACAAAGCCTCATATTTCGAAGCCGCCGCCGTAAGACCTTCGGAAGCCTCGTTCAGCTTCTGTTTCAGGTCCGCATTCTCAGCCGCAAGCGCCGCATTAGCACCATCTGATGCAACCTCATCGGAACTCGTGACATCCTCGACCGAAATCGACACCGAAGCCAGTGCCGCATCTTCGGCATCTTGTTTGGACAGCTTGACCATAACTGGATCTTTGCCAGCGGTCAGTGACTTCACGACAGACATGGCTTTCTGGCTTTCATCATCGAGATTGTAGACAACTCCACGGCGCAGAGTGCCGATCTTGGTATGACGGGTGGATTTGCATTTCACGAACATCTTTATGCCCTCACAGTGAAAGAAAGACCGGCGCCATAAAAGCGCCGGCCAATTGAGACCGGTCGCGGTATCAGACGAAGGTGAAGTCGCCCTGAACCATCGCCAGCGCGCGTTTGATCGCCATGGTGACACGTTTGCGTGCCTTCACGGTCACCATGTCTTCGATGAAGTTTGTGCCGTGTTCGGTGGAGAAGAGAACTTCGGCCTCCTGACGGTCGTAGTAGGTCGCAGCCAGAGCGATATCGCCCACAAGCCATTCACCGGCGGTCATGGAGTTCGTATCGACAACATCCTTGCCCCAGAGCATCGGCGTGTTGCCGGTGCCGGGATTGCCCCAGACATAGCGGTTGTCCGTGCCGCTCACCTTGAGAAGCTCAATTGCCGCCCAATCAACCGGGCTAAGCAGCATCGCGCTCGCAATGTAATCCTCCAACGCCACTTGGAGAAGACCTTGACGCAATCGGTCGATACGGGTGGCATTTGGAAGACCTGCCGCAGCGGCGAAAGCAGGGGCCTCAGTCATCAGACCTTTCAAGTTTTCGCCGACCCCATCACCCGCGAGGACTTGGTTTTCTTCTTCGAGGTCGAGGCCATAGCGCAATTCACTGTCGATTTCCGTCTGGAGCTGATCGGCATCGGCCAGCGCCTCTTCGGAGATGTGGGTAATGTGACCGATCTTTTTGACCTTTTCCGTCGCTTTTTCCCAGCCATATTCCGACGCCTGATAGGTTCCCGCCTCTGCCACCATACCCGCCGCGTTGGTGCGAAGGACCTGTTTGCGATATGTCACCAGATCGGACCCTGTCCGGCCCTGCGTCAGCAGCTGACGAACAAGAAGGCGACGGCGCGGCATACGCACGGGATCACGTTCTTCCTCGTGATAGATCAGACCGCCCGCCGAACTGCTCGCCGTGGTGATTGCGTTTTTCACGTCAATGGATAGTGTCCCGCCGTTGAACGCCTTGATCTTTTCATGGCTTTCAAGGACGGCCCGACCAAGAGACATCGCGCCAGCACCGCGACCGGTTTTCAAGCCATCAGCGACCTGTTGAGAGATGTCGAGTTGCTTCTGGTTCACACCTTCGAGCTGTTCCGTCATCTTTTTGACCGCATTCGACAGTTCAGTTTGTGCCTTCAAAAGCTGGTCAGCAGTCTGTTTGGTTTCCGCAGAAACATCGCCCGCCTTTTTCGCTTCGTTCAAAGCATTTTCGGCGGTCTGTTTGGTTTCGCTGTTCACCTTGTCCAGCGACTGTTGAACCTTTTTAAGAAGCTCTTCCGTGGCACCCACGTCCATGCGGGGCGCGCCGATAACAGCTTTCGGCATATGCGAAGCCAGTGCCGCCAGTGAGATGGCGGGCATCATTGCCTTTTTCATTTTGATAGTCCTCAGATGGATTGAAGTTTTTGAAGAAGGGCAGAAAGCACCTTCTCAGTTGCGGCAGCGCCAGACTTGCCGGTTGGGGCAGCGCCAGACTTGCCCCCCTTGAGTGCCGCGAACAATTCGCGCCGCTCGGATTTAGTCGCCCGCGCACCGGTCGCAAGCATCAGATCAAGTTTCTTCACCGCAGATAGTTCTGCATCTAACCTGTTCGATGGCGAACCGTCGATTTCGTCTGACGCCAGAAGCGTGTCTGCAAATCCCTTTTCTACCGCAGCGTCACCACCGATCCACGTTTCCTTGTCGAGCATGGTGCCAATTTCATTTTCGGAAATACCGGTGCGAGCGTGATAAATGCTTACCGCAGCCTCATCGAATGGTTCCAGCCAATCCGCCACGTCTCGAAATGCATGACGATCCCCAGCCGCCAAAACCCATGTGTTGTGGATCATGAGAAAACTCGCACGCGCCATTTGGATTTCGTCACCTGCCATGGCGATAACAGAGGCTGCCGATGCAGCCATTCCGAGAACCTTCACCGTCACTTCACCATCGTGTTCACGCAAAAGGTTGTAGATCGCTAAACCCTCGAAGAAATCTCCACCTGGAGAGTTGATATTTACGGTCACATGTCCGGGGCCCATGGATCGCAAAGCTGCAGCAACACGCTTTGCCGTAACCCCATCACCCCAATAATCTTGCCCAATCGCGTCGAGAATAGAGATTGACCGCTCAGAAGCTTCAGCCGATACCGATGAACGAATATCTGGATTCCAGCGGCTCACAGCCGCATCAGACACATTTGCCGAAACGCCAGGTCGCGCTGGAACATTCGCCTTAGGAAGTGCACGTTTGGTCATTGTTTTTTGTCCTTTCCGAGATCTTCCAAAGGTGCGAGCGCAGTTTGCGCGAGAAGAGCATCCGCAGCTGGGTCAGAATGGCGCGGCAAGTTCAGTTTGTCGCGGCGTTCATTTGCCGTCATCGTGCCAGATGTGCCCATTTTTGACAGGAAATCTGCCTTCGATTTGCTGTCCATTTGCAAAAGCGCCTCACGATTGTATTCACAGTACCACTTGTTACGTTTTTCAGGCGGGATGATGTCGCGCGCCAAACGCGCTTCGATACGCGAGAGCAACGGGTTCAGGCCAAGCGTCAGCCATGACAGCATGATTTGCTCCACACCGCTTCCCCACATTGTTTGACCTTCGGCAGAGTGACCAACAATGATCGGCGGAACACCAAACCAACGGCATACATCTTCTATTTGAAACCGTCTTGTCTCTAAAAGTTGGGCGTCTTCTGGGTTCATTTGCAACTGTTGAAAGGTCAGACCCGCCTCTAAGATCATCGTTTTCCCAGCACGCCGAGAGTCAACAAACGCATTGAGGTATTCGCTCAATTTTGTGCGCTGTTCATCATTGAGTGTTTGATTGCTAGAAAGAACGCCGGCAATCATCATAGCATTCGAAAACACGCTTCCTGCTGTCTCATCCGCCGCTAAGGCTGATCCCATCGAGTTTGCACCATATTTGATGGCAGAGAGACCAATGCCGTTTCCCGGATCGAAGGAACGAAGATGAAAAACCTTCTCCTTTGGCAAGGTCTCACGCTTTCCACGATCATAGAACTCGTAGACGATCACGCCATCTCTGTTCAGATATGGCGTGATGTTGGTAATAGGCTTCAATCCGACGAGTGATTTTCCAATGAACTGTTTTTCTGCGACGGAATTTCCACGCATCGAAAGGTTGGCAATCATGCCCTCCCAAAATTCGACATTGGTCTGGACGCTGTTTGGCTGTGAGCAGATAATCTGAGCAAAGTCGGGCTCGATCTCTACACGCCCCCCATTCGCTGTTTTCTCATAGACCTTGAGAGGGATGGTCGAACCCGCTTGGCTGATCTTTCGAACACAGTCCCATACCGCTGAAATTGTCAGGGACGACTCTTGAGAAACCGATTTTCCTGCCGTCGATTTGTAACCGACAGTTGGTAAAAGATTTGAACCAGATAGCGCAACCCATCCGGATTCTCCGGCTTCCAAGGATGCTTTCACCCCCTGAATTGCACCTTTTACCATTCTCGTAAGCTTCATATTGCCATCACCGGATTTTTCAGGAAGTCGTCAATATTTCCGCGCTGATGAGCGACGGGATTCCAGCTCATGAGTTGTACGGCGTTGAACATCGCCATTAGAGGGTCGATCTTTGCCGTCCCACTTGCTTGTTTAGTAACGATGACGGCATTGCCGCGCGCTTCGGCTTTCGCATTGCCGACACACCACGTCATGAGGCGCTGTCCGCAATGGATCATTTTGCCGCTCTTGAGCTTGTTCGGCGCTGTCTTGATCGCCCCGTTCAGCTTGTAACCTTGGCTCACCGCCCGGATGTCTTCGATGGAAAATCCCGCTTCGACCAGTGCGTCTATGATCGAACCGACGCCCTCTGGGTCCATACCGAGACCGTCTGTTTCAGGAAACTTCCCAGCCTCGCGCACCATTAGAAATAGATCAACGAGGTCCGGGTAGGCTTCATCTTCCAGATTATCGACAAAGACCATATCGCCGACCCTTTCGAGCTCCAAAAGCTCAGGAGCAATGGACTGACGCAGCGTAAGAACGTCCCGATCTGCCCACGCTTTCGCCCAACCCTGCCATACCTTCGTTTCGCGATGCCGACCCAAAATATAAGCACCAAGAAGGTCATCGAGACCGCCACCATCTACACCTGCGACTACCACCTCTGACGTTTCGATAATCTCTTCGAGCGTCAGTTTCGGTCGCGCGGCTTTTTCCCAATAATCAGCGCCGACCCAGCGCCCCGTTTTCAGACCAATGCCAACCTGCACGTTGAGGTGCTGGGAGGCGAAGAGCGCAAGCGCCTCCGGTCCATCGTTTTGCGCCGAGATCAGGTCATCGGCCAAATCTTGTGCTTGGACAGATCGTCCCAAATTTGGGTTCACAAGGCCCCAAGTTTCGGGATCGCGCCACTTCTCCGCCTCTGCCATGTCTTCCGGCAACTCATATAGCACGGCCAGAAGCGGCAAATTCAGATGTCCATCGCGCACGGCGCGCGCCCGTTGCAACTCCTTCTCAAACTGCCCGGTCGGTCGATCCTTTGATTGTGTCGTAATCTGAAGGAGGAATCCTTCAGGACGGGATTTCAAACCACCACGAAGCTCTAGGAAGACCCCAGGTGCCTTTGCCTTACTTCCGAGCACATGAGTTTCATCAATGAGGATGAAACTGGCTTTCGATCCGGTGACCACATCACCGTCAGCGGACAGAATTTTGATTTCCGCATTTGTCGTGAGATGCGTGATGCGCTTCAAGTTTGTCTGCACTTTAAATATGTCATACAGATCAGGATCGAGGTTGATGATTCCCGACGCCTGTTTAAAGGCGATATGGGAGATTTCTTGTGTCGGCGCGATCAGAAGCAACTCTGCGCCTGGTCGTTCGTTCAGAATGGCTGCCGTGACAATGATCGCCGCCGCGATAGCCGATTTACCGTTCTTCTTCGGGACAAGGAGAAAGAACTCCTTGATCATTCTCCGCTTGGTCTCTGGGTCATAGCTCCCAAAGATCACCCGAACGAAATCAAAGACCCAATCGTCACAGACCTCTCCATAGGTCGGATTTCCGATGAGGTCCGGGACTCTCAAACGTTTGAAAATCCGAAGCGCCTTCTCAGCCACTTCATCGAAGAGCGGTAAGGTCGGTATGAGCGTCCTCTTGTTCAGCAGGCGAGACTTCCAATCTGGAACGGCCGTTGACCACGCCGGATCGCGCGCGGTCAACACCGGATCAAGAACCTGCATATCAGTTCGGGCGCGACTTGAAGCCAGGCGTCAGGTCACCACCCCAGACAGATTGACCACCGCTGCTGACGGCCTTTTCCGCCGCAGCCTGCGCTGCCTCTTTCTTGCCGAGCTTTGGCGCTTTCTTCGCCTCATCAGATTTCGGTTTTCCATCACCCTTAAAGCGCATATCAGCATTCATCGCGTCGTTCTGCTCAATGAGGTTTCCGAGGATACGCATCGCACCGACGTTCCCGTCTTCGCATTTCTCCATCGCCAGCATCAAACGACGCGCTGTCAGCATATCTCGGGCAACATCCCGAACTTTCAACTCGGATCTAAAATAGCGTTTCAAAGTTGGTGTGGAGATCGACTTTCCAGTTCTTGGATCGACAATGACAGAAGCAATCCGGTCATTTGTCCACCCCATAGCAAGTAACATACTGACTTTGTTTGAATTTTCTTTAGTCCACTCAAAACGTGGCCGACCACGATTATCTTTCGGCTCAAAAACGGGATCACCAAAGAGATTAAAACCGATAATATCGGCGGATTTTTCGTCAGTCATAGAAAAAAAATCTCCGCATGAGGGAGGGGCGGGTTTAAAGTCGATACGCTTCCCGACTTTTCACCCACCCCCCCCATCTTCTGGTCACATTTCGCCACGTTTTTCTTGACCCTGCTTCACCTTGTCATGCCACTCTTTCGAAACCGCATGAAGGTTGTTCACATCAAAGAACAACTCTAGGTCACCTCTGTGTGGGCTCTTATGGTCGACAACTGGACTATTCGGAGCCGGGAACTTCCCGACCAACGCAACACCTGTCATCTGACAAACGTAATCATCCCGGATAAGAACGATGCGACGTAACCTCTTCCACATTGAGGTATTGTACCAGTTGGTTGAGCGCCGATGCACATCTTCACCGCTCACCTCGCGGCGCTTCGACACCAGACGTGACTTCGGCCCACTGATCCGAGACGGCAATGCGCGACCAGCCAAACGTCCCATCACACACTCCAATCAACACGATTAACCATAGCCCAGAAACGCGAAAGCCCCGCACAATGGCGGGGCTTATCGTTCCTCAAATCGTAGTACAGGCGTGTCAGACGTGGCGTTTCTTCAACCCATCCTCGCCGCCCACCCTCTCGGGTATCTGTCCGACTTGCGGAGAGCACACCGAGCATGAGGCTATGTCTGGCAAGCTACACTTCCGATTTCTAATCGGTCAAGCCCCTTTATGGCCAAGCCCCACCAGATCGCGCCCATGCGCCTCCACGAGCGCGTCATGCGAGAACATCTTGAAACGCACCTTGATACCGCCATGCGCCGTGATCTCAACCACTTCGCAATGATGACCAGCGAACGGTCCAGCCCGGAACATCGCCTCTACTCCGACACGAACTCTTCGCGCCTGCAACGCCCTGCGCGCACTCTCCGCCCGATCCGCCTCGCGTCGCTCATCTCGTATCCTCATCTCATGCAAAGACGCCAACCTTTTTGGACCAAGCACACCCCATTCTCCGTTGGCCATCGACAAAGCGCCAAACAGAAATGGTGAGTCAATTACCTTATGACAAATCGGATCACCACCAAACCGAGCGAATACATAGCCTGGCAAATATCGGCGATCATACTCCCGCACAACACCACGAACTTTTGACCTGCGCCGCGTGACAGGATGAAAGGCATACACCCCACGCGATGCCAACCAACGCTCTGCCTGTATCTCATGTTGTGGCCGGCACAAAAGCGCATACCACCGCTTTAAACCGGGGCGAAACAAAACACGATCATTCGCCACATCCTCGATTACATCACCAACTTTGAGACCCAAATACGACCCGCTTCTCACAACCGAACTAATCTGCATCACACCGCCACCTTCTTTGATTCCACATCACCAGCAATTGCTAGAACATCCACACTCACAATGATCACTCCGCCGCCTCCAACTTGCCCATAGCCGCAATCTCTTCGCACCGGACAACCGCCGCCGCCCGCCGCGCCGCAAACCTCAAATCTCCATCATTGATAAATGCACCGCGCCCACGCCGCGCCTCGATGTCGGCAACCCTCTGAACAGCACCATCCGCCCGCTCCTGAATTTTGGTGATGGAAAAGGCCGCAGGCCACATTCTGTTCGTGCGCAAATGCACCAACAACTCCGGTGCCCAATCTCCGGCCAACGCATCACGACCAACAGAACTTGCGAAAACCGCGCGGATCAAAGGCGAGGCGCTGTCACTCGGCGGCTGAATATCTGCGGCCCAAGAGAGGATGTTGTTGGCAATGGGAAACCGATCCTTGTCCTTGCCCGTTGGCCGCTGCGCTGCCTGTTCCTCAAGCGCCGCCAAATTGGCCTCGCTCATATAGGCCAGCCGCGCGCACAAATCGCCCAACATGTCGTCAAACTGCGCCTTGGTCAAACTCCCCGGCTTGGCCAAACCGCGCCGCAACAAAGGATCAATCAAAACTGACCTGACGCGCTTCTCTCCAATTGCTTGCTCTGCACTGTCCATCACTCGCTCCTTTTCTCAGCCAATCCGACCGATCCACAACCACCACAATCATTGCGGCGCGATCTGTTTTTTTCTTTTCAATATCTTTTCGTTTCTTTTCTTTTCAGCAGTCACGGAAAACGGGCAAAAAAAGGCAAATGCCTTAATTTGCACGACAAATTCCGTGATTATTTCGTGATTTTCCGTGATTATTCTGTGACGGTAACAGAATGTCACAGATTGGAACGCGCCAAATCATCGCGACACCTCGGACATGAAATGGTCCAAAGCCTCTTTGATTGTGGCCTCTCTGCGCTGCAAACCTGCGCGATGCTGCTCCAACCACTCATTGAACCTCTCAATGAAATCAGGCGAGCGCAACAAATGTTTTGCCCCAAGGCGCTCAACCATCCCCCTGAGATCGGCCAGCCTCTTGTTCATCTTGCGCTGATGTGCCGCCGCCGCATTGCTACGCTTTGACTTTAACGCCTCAAGCGCAACTTCGGTGACAACCTTATGGCCCAAACGGACCTCCCCGTTGTCACACAGCACCTTGTGCCACCCATGCAGCGGCGTGACATCCCTTTTGCACAAGGCTTGCCACCGCTCCAAGGGAAGGTTTAGGTCAAAGGCCAACTGCTTGTCATCACAGGGCAAAGTGCCAATCGGCGTCCCATCCTGTGCGATATTAAACAACTGGAACCCATACCAACCCACGTCAGGATCGCATGTTTTGCGAAACTCACTGCCGCGCCATCGCTTCATGTTCCATTGCAGAAAATAGTGAGAATCCAACCGCTCACTGGCCGAAATCTCATATTGCGGCAATCCTTCGGCCTCTTGCCCTGCGACGATTTTCAAAGCGCTCATGACGGCTCCCCCGCCAATCTCTCAAACTCCCCCTCAGGAAAACGCAAATTGACCAGATCACGCACATCGCGCATTGCGCGCCGCAATCCCAAATCAATAAACGGCCCTCCACACCATCCGATGTCCGGGTCAAGCGCCACAAACCCCGACCATCCTCGGGTCCGATAATCCGCACTCTTTGCGTCGATAAACCACACGACGGCAGTGCCATAATGCAACCTGTCCACCTGCATCGCGCAGGGCGTCACCAAATGCGCACATAAATCGCGTGCCTCCCGTCGATCCGACTGATTGGGCAACACATAGGCCACAGGATAACCCTTGAGAGCCACCCGCGCACATTGCGCCAAACGGGTCTCGCGTTGCCCCCGCGTCATCCCGCAGTGATGGCCTGTCTCCTGCATCATCATATCACCTCTCCCCTTGCCTCTGGACGCGATCCGCAAGCCACGCCGATTGCAACCGCCACACAAAATTGCGTGCGACCCGCGTGCGCTCTCTGACCGCCTCATCTTTTGATTTGCTGCCAATCCGATGCACCAAAAGCGGCAATGCCGCCCGGTGCCCCCACTTGCGCGCCTCCGCCGTGCCCTTGGCCCGACAGGCCTCAGAACAGTAAATCTGCCACCCGCGCCCCGGCTCAAACATCCGCCCGCACTCGGGCTGAAAACACACCCCAGGCGTGATCAAAGGTGCCGCCTCAAGCTGCGCAAAGGCCACCTCTCCAAAGCCCTCAAAACGCTCTGCCACCGCATGCGCGCTGATATGTGCCCCGGTGGTCATGCCTCCAAAGCCCCCTGAACACGCTCACAGGCGACATCAAACCACCGCTCATCTTTCTCAATTCCGATGCAGTGCCGGCCATTCTGAACAGCCGCAACCATCGCCGAACCTGACCCCATCATCGGGTCCAAAACCACGTCACCTTGATTGGTCGAATTGAGGATGTAATGCGCACCCAAAGCCACCGGCTTTTCCGTGGGGTGCGCGGTCTCTTTTTTGGCATTCAGGCTGAACAACTGCTTTGATCCGCAATCATGGATGCCCTTTGGATCGGCCTTGCCCTTCCACCAATACAGCGTGAACTCGAGGTTCTTCATATACCAGCGGTTGCGGGTGGCGCGGATCTTGTCCCACACCAAAAGATTGTGAAACCTGAACCCCGCGCCTTCAAAAGCGATCCCAGCACGAAACAGGTTCTTGTCATTCGTCATGATATAGGCGTCGGCATTGTCCTTGAGCGCACGGTAGAACGGCCCTCCGAGGTCTTCCCAATCAGGAACCTCCATCAACAAACCGCCATTGTCATAATTCGCTGTGGCGAAAATCCCGCCCATCGACTGATGTGCATTGCCGCCCGATGTCAGCTCATAGGCCACATCGCAAAACATCATATCCGCCGCGCCGCGCAGCCCCGGCAAAACATCCAAGCAATCGCCATGAATCAACGTCGCATTGCCAATCCTGACCTCGCGAAAACCGGCCATCACATCACACCCCAAAAGGGGTGCGGCGCACGTACACCATGCACCGCACCCACCCAACAGGGAGAACGGGGAGCACATTGCGCGGGCATCCACGCTCCCCCGGTATGGACGCTAGGGAGAAAGGGAACCCTGCCCGCGCTGTCTGAATAAAAGGCCGGAGACGACGCATGCGCCCCCGGCAGGTGCCGCCGCGAACCGGCTGTCCAAACCGGCTCCGAGCTTGAGGTAAATGCGGCGGTAAATCTCATGCTTTAACCCCTGACTTATCAACCAAAATCGCGCGAAAACTCACAGCCGCCGCGATCAACTCATCAACCTCAACCAACTGCCCTGCGGCCTCTTTCGCTGTGTAATCGCCCGGATCATCCGACAGCGACGAATGCGCCTCCGCATGCCTCATCAAAACGTCCGAAAATTCCCGCGTCAGACGATGCACATCCGCCGCAGTCACCCCCGACACATCCACCGGCTGAAACACCCCTCCGGCCAGCGCCGCAAAATGCTCCGCAATCGCCACCCCGGCGCCGGGTTCAATCCGTGCCAATCGGTCCAGGTAATTGACCCCGATCCCGCCCGGACGATGCTCGCTAAGCTCTGTGCCATAGGACAGTGTTGACACCGCCACGCCCAGATCAACCGCCGCAGACTCAAGACCACCCACTGCCGCATAGGCGGCGCGCACAGCACTCTGAACACTCCCCGGCCTAGCCAAACGCATGTGAAAATTCTCCCGTCGATTTCACATGACGCAATCCGCGCCCCGTGAAAGAGTGCAGACAGGCCGGGGTCATCCACCCCCCGGCCCGCCCTATGCCAACCACGCCAGAGGAGGAACTCATGGCTGACAATTCCGAATTGAAACTTGAAATCGCTAAACTAATGGGAGAAACGCGGGCCCTGCGCATGACGCTTGGCATACTAATTTCTCGCATTGCGCGCGAATTTGAGGACCCAGAACAATACGTCATCTCGCTGCTCTCCCCCTTACACGCAGGCGCAGAATCAGCCGACTCACCAGACCCAGAAACCCACGCCGTCGCCGAGGCAATACTGGACACGCAAACGGCGCTTGAAAGCATTTCTCTTTCGATGCTGCGTAATTAACAGCGGCCTGTTCTATGCGCTTCAAAGTGTCATCAAGATCAGACATCACGCGGCCTCCAAAAATCGTACATCTTGACGGACCGATGCAGCAAAAGACAAAGTGATGTGGTCGGACAGACCTCCCACAATCTGCCCGACCAACCGCGCCGACCGCTGAAATCTCATTGCGACGGCACCCATGCCACAGGAAAGGACCCTCCCCATGGCAATCAAAAATGACAAATCTGAACTCTTCATTTCAAATTTTGAATACGGGGCTCTGACCCGCTTACCAAGCACAAGCGCAACACCAAAATCATCAAAGACCACGGCAAATGTGACCGTAAATGTTGCGGGAACACCGGGAAAAAAAGCATGCTGGCTTGTGGACCACACCATCACTGTCTCCTCAGAGCTTCTTGGACATGTATGCCAAAGCATTTTGATGATGAAATCCTTGCTTCCGCCACAGCCAGACGCTGATCCATACTTTGAACTTGAAGACGCAGCCGCTCGATCTCTGCCAAAGCAACTTCGCCAGATTGCCGATCTCCTTGACGAACAAATTCGGCAAACGGATAAAACAGCCGACGCGGCAACTGGCAAAGACGGCGACAGCACTTAGAAAAATCAGACATCATGCGGCCCCCTGTGTTTGGCCTGCATCTGAGCTTGTATGTCGCTTGAAGCGAAACAGCGTACGCGGGCACTCAATGCCAACCTTCACGCACTCTTTCTCAACAGCATCGAACCAGCTGGCAGGAAATCGACCATCAGAAGCCGCATTATAAACGGCACTTTCGTGGCGAACCCCGACTGCTGTGGCGATTTTCTTCGCGCTTAGTGCGGAAACAATATCGGACGCATTTTTCATGCCTCCCTTGTAGCTCATATTTTATGAGCTTTGCAATACTCACAATAAGGAAGATTTCTCATTTTTTATGAGCATGTAAAATCACACCATGGCAAATGACAAAAAATACACTGAAATTGGGCTGCGTCTTAAAGCGCTGAGGACTACTTTTTACCCAAGTGACAGCATAAAGGACTATGCTACCATGTTAGGATTTGCGTACACGCGCTATCTCAACTGGGAGTCTGGATTAAACCGACCGCTACCAGATGAAGCTGAGGTATTCTGCGATAAACTCGGGGTCGATATGGATTTCATATATCGAGGCAGAGAGGCCGCATTGCCACAAAACACTGTAAAAGCGCTATCGCTCAACCCTCTACTCAAGACCACTAAAACATCCAAAGAAATACACGACTGATCCGAAGCTAAAATAAGAGCATCTAATTTTTCATCTTCCGTCATCAAACCCACCCCCACCGAATTAGAACATACTGGGAACATCAAAGCCCCAAGTCAACGCCATCGTTAAGATTTTATTGCTTTGTAAAAGATAATGAATGATAGGGAAAACGAGAATGTGGGATGATTTTGCGAAATGGATATCAGCCCCATCTGCATATAACTGGATCACACTTTTAGGTGCCATATCAGCACTCATGGCGGCAATATTTACTGGATATTCCGCCTATATATCATGGAAATCACAAAAGAAATTTATTAGAAGCGAGTGGCGCATTGAGTATCGAGAAAATTTCATAATCGCAATATGTGAAGTGTTTAACAGAACTGATCAAACAATAGATCTGGAAAGGGCTATAGCTAAAGGTCCAGTGGCAAACATCTTAACTATTGATAGTGGAAGAACACTCGCTAAAAATGAAAGTTGGGACGCCCTCCACACACCAACCCCACACAACTGCCATTGCAAACCTTACAAGACGCAAACCGTATCATTTGCCGTACATCCTAGTCCGCAAAAATTGCGAAAATCAACAAAATCAATCCCCCAAAAGTTTCAGCTTTCTTTGGGGAAATTGCTATGGCGATCATTCACTTGGAGACTTGGCGCCGGGCCCAAATTCTCAATATCACTTATCGCCCGACGCAGATCATCACAATTACGCCCAATACGCCTTACACATAGCATGAGGATGTATCCACTACATGCAATAAAAATGGCCGACACCATAGAAAACAAAGCTGACAAAACATAAACCTCTGACATCAAATCCCCCTATCACCCCGCCCAGTGCGGGGCTTTCTTTTGCCTATATATTACATCGATTCGACAATTTATAAATATACCATGATCATTTTTTATGAGTTTTATTATTGATAACTCATTTTTTATGAGCTATCAATAATTCCATCACCCGCCGAAGATGCCCCTAAATATCCATGGCAGATCGCGGAACTCATTTGATGGAGGCCACCATGGCACATATCCGCCAAGACGATTTCAAACCCGCCACAGATGGCGCAAATGACCGTGCGTACGGCCTGATCTACGGCCTTGACCCGCATATCCCCGCCCATGCGCGGATCATCCTCAACACCCCGGACAAATTCTCTCCCGTGCGCCGCGCTCTGGCCTTTGCCACCCTCAAACAGGCCCGCGGCGAAACCTGCGATCTGTCCCGCATGATCCGTGACGCTCTGGCGATGACCCGCGCGCAAAACTTTGTTCACGCGGTCGAGGTGACATCATGAAAAATGATCCCATCCACTCCCTGCTCAACCGCATTGATCCCGCCGCGTCCCTCGCAGAGCGCCATGACATCCTCATGAATGAGGCGATGGAAACGGGCGGCACCTTTATGACCAAAGGCGACATCACCACCATCGAAATGCACGGTATCCGGGCCACCCATTGCTCCGAAACCGGTGCAATCCGCCTCTGGCTGCGCGCCGCCGCCACCCACTTTGCGCGGGCCGAAAAACTGGGTGCCACATCATGACCATGCATGACACCGCCCCAATGCTGCGCATCGCGCTTGCCCAAGACCTCGCAAATGAAATTCTTTTGCTCGCAACCATCGGCGCACCCATGAGCAAAGTTGAAACTGCCTTCACCAATGCGGGCGGAAAAATCATCAGTGAACACGATGACGGCTCCTGCTATGCCGACCACCTCGGCGTCCAGGAATACCACACCTCACAACCCGCACTGGCAATTTACCTCTGGGCAGAAACGGCCCTTGAGGCCGCGCGCGACATGCAGATGAAAGACCCTCTGACACTGTTCACCGCCCTGCACCGCGACACAAAGCTGGACGCACTTGTCCGCGTGATCCGCCAATACTGCAACGAGGGCTTGGGCACATTCGTGCCCCCACAGGACCATTGCCACGCCCCGGCCACCCACCTGTTCGAAATCGACTTCCTGGGCATCCACGCCACCGGATTCGGCGAATTCGAAGCGGCCCGCAATTGGCGCAAAGCCGCCATCTCCACCCAAAACAGCGAGGCCGCATAACATGGGCCCAGACGTGAAATCAGAGCGCGACCGCTGCGCCGACATCGTGCGCCGCAAAATGCCTTACGCCCACGGCCATCCGCTTATGGGAACCGATGAAGCTGTCGCCATCGTCCTTGAGCGCATCTTGGCGGAAATTCTTAACACCAATCAGGAGGCCGCGTGATGGATATTGACCTCGAAAAGATGCGTGAAGATTTGCGAATTGAGATGATCAAGGCATTCATTGATGCCCTTGAAATCAGAGATTTCTATTCCGCGTTTACAGTACTCCTTTCACTGTCGGAGATGTCGGAAGGCGACATGGAGGGTGCCACTGAACACATGTCCGGTTGGGAAGCAGAACCCGAAAGAGGTGTCAAGCCATGACGTCCCTTCCACAATTCGCCCGCTTTTACATGGTCTGCCGCAAACCATCCGGCCCCATGTCCAAAACAGAACCGCGTCAGCGCTACAGCCACTTATCAGATGCGCGTGAGGCCGCGCACACACTGGCCGCCCAAAACGACGCGCCGTTTTTGATCTTAGAATCCATCGAAATCATCCGCCCCGGCGATGCCACAGAGGGGCGCTTGCTGTGACCAAATTTGATGTGACCGGCATCGTCCAGATGCATGCAACAAACTACCAAACGATTTGGCACCGGATCACCGCAGACAACGAAGACGCCGCCATGGAGCGCTTTAACCGCGCCTACCCGCCCACCAAAACCCTGCCATCCCGTGAAATCCTTGGCCTCAATGCATGGCCCACCAACCCAACCCAAACAGACGCAGAAAAATCATGACCCGCCTTTCCGAAATGCCTCAGGCAACACAGGCGGGCATCCTCTGCAACGACCCGCAGTTTCAAAAATTCGCAGCCACCAAAAGCGGCTTTCGCGGCGGTCAATTCACCGCCCAAGCCGCCGCCGAATACCTGCGCACCACCTGCAAAATCAAATCCCGCCGCGACCTCAACACCGATACGGACGCCCAAACAAATTTCAACGCCCTGCAAACCGAATTCGACGCATGGCGCGGCAAAATCGCAAGCCAAAGGTGAGCCATGGCGCAGAACGATCCTAACGACCAAATAGCGAAAGCCATGCGTGATCGGCACGAAGATCAACAACGCAAACAGGGGAAACCACCTATGAAACATGATCCAGAATTTCAGCAAGCCGCCGATCAATCTTATCGCGTCACCGCCGATGAACTGCGCCAGTTTATCGAACGCTTTGAGCGTCTCGAAATGGAGAAAAAGGACATTGCCGATCAACAAAAAGAGGTGATGGCCGAAGCCAAAGGGCGCGGTTACGACACCAAGATCATCCGCAAAATCATCGCCCTGCGCAAGAAATCCTCCGACGAGATCGCCGAAGAGGAAGCCATTCTCGAAATGTACAAAGAAGCGCTCGGAATGACCCAATTACCCCCACGCACACCCCTAACGCCCCCGGACACCGTGGAGCGTGGCCACCGTCCGGTGACAACACCCGAAAGGCCATAGAAGGCCGGGAGACCGCCCACCTTGGGCAAGCGAGGCGGTCAATCAACACACCAAAGGAAAAATCATGACCACACATGTCGACAGCACAAGCGACGACCGCACCACAAACAATGCCGTGCGCCACCAATACCGCAAACTTTCCGATCGCGAGAAACAACAGATGCAGGAGGTCAAAGACATGGGCGCGGCTTTTATCGCCAAGCTCCATGAAATCGGCGGCACTGGCCATGGTGGAGACCGCTTTGGCTCGCGTGACCTGTCCCTTGCAAACACCCACGTCGAAGACGCCGTCATGCGCGCCGTCCGCCATATCACCGCCTGACCCACCGGTGAGGGCCGACAGAGCGCGGCCCGATCCTGTGAGACAGAACAACTAACCCGGAGTCCGGCATGACCGAGCAAGAATACGATGAACAGATCGCGCCCATGTTGGCCGATGTCGCCGAGAAGGTGAGCGCCATGGGTGGCAGCATGGTCGCCCGCGTCGAATGGGCGAAGGATGAAGCCGGAATTACCCACATCGGCATTACCGAGAAAAGCGGAGTAGGCCAGCAGCTCACCTATTTGGCGGCCCTGTGCCGGGGCAACTTTGACCTGCTCTGCATTGAGGCAGGGAAACGCTTCGACCTATCGCAAACAGTCTACAAGGCGGTCATCTACCGCATGTCCAACTAACTCTCAGGAGTCCGATATGCCAGCAAAAAAGTACAATGATGATATAATCAATGAGGCCGCGATACTGCGTGAAACCGGGATGTCAGTCGACGCTATTGCCAAGCGCCTGGGGATGTCCCGCGGATCAGTATCTTGGCATTGCCTTCGCCTAGGGGCAGACAGCCCCAACACCGTCACTAACGTCTCTGACCCCAAAGGGCCTATGGTTGTGGCGCGCGGTGATCATTACGTCAAAAGGTTCACGGCCACAGAAGACCGTGCGCTAATTGATATGGATATTGCAGGATGGCGCGTTTGCGATATGGCGCGAGCGCTGGACCGCAAACCTAATTCTATTCGCGGTCGCCTCATGACGCTCGCCCGCCGAGAGGCTCGTGCCGAGCAGCGGGAGTGCATGGCATGAGCAACGATGAAATCCAATGGCCGCGTGAAATATGGGCCGCAGCAAAAGATGAGCACGAACACTTCGGCGTTCATGTTTTCTCAGAACATGCCACCATTCCACGCTGGGAAGGCGATAAAGAGCGGGATCGCGAATTTCACCGCTATGTTGACGCCGACATTCTCGACAGCGCTGAAAAATATTTCACCACCATGTTCAAAGGCATTACGCGCAGCGCAGCCGCGCATGACGCTCTTGCCGAACGCAAGCGCCAGATCGAGGTGGAAGGATTTTCAGAGGGCCGTGATGACAAATATGTCGACGGCGAACTCGCATCCGCCGCCCTGTGCTACGTGATGAGCGCAGCGCATGCACTCACGCCGCAGAACAGCGACAAAATCGAGGAGCTGCCAGAATGGTGGCCCGTGTCTTGGGATGAGGCGTTTTTCAAACCGACGACAGCGCGCCGCGACATGATCAAGGCCATTGCTCTCCTATTGGCACAAATCGAAAGCCTTGATCGCTTGGCTGAAACGGAAGTGCAGCCATGACCGATATTGTTGAACGGCTTAACGCTGTGATCGAAGGATATTCAGAGTACGGAGATGTTTCCGTTGAGCGGGACGCGCGATCCGAAATCATCCGCCTACGCGCCGACCTTGCCGTGATGAAAGAAGCATGTGGAGCGCACCACGTTGCGGCGATGCGTGAGGCGCAACGTGCGGACCAATCCGAGGCCCGTGAGGCGAAGCTGCGGGAGGTTGTGGATCTCATTGATTGGGTTGAAAATGAATGCTTCGGGCTTTTCCCAGAAGGCGACGAAGACGAAGGTTTCCTTATTAGCTATGCGGTTACGCGTGGCAATGAGGTTGTAGGGTCAGCACCCACAATATTTGACGCCATTGACCAAGCCCGCACCGCCATGTCCCAAAAAGGCGGTGACGCATGATCCCGCAAGACATCGAAGAACTGCGCAAAATCAACCCTTACGCTGCTGACGAGGCAGAGAAAGAGGCGGCGCGCCATGGCTCCAACGATAACCGCGAACAAGGCGCAAATGGCTTTGGCGGGGCGATTATTGGACTCCTGATCGCATGCCTTGCCTTTGGCCTGTTTCTTCTGTGGGGGATGATCTGATGAACTTCGCGCAGCGAATGCGATTGATCTGGATCGACAGCCAACTGGAATGCGGCCCGCTCAACAGGTCTGACATCATGTGCGCCTTCGAAATCTCCACGGCGCAGGCGGCAGTAGACCTCAAAGCATATCGGACGGAACACCCAAGCCGGATCAAATATGAACCGCGCGAAAAGCATTACCGCCGCCCACCAAAAGCCAAGCCAGCATATCCGCAACACCTCAGATTGCTGGTCCGGAACGCTGTTATGTCAATGCAGATTTATGAGGATGCTACCCATGTCTGACCTTATCTCACAGGAAGAATTTACAAATCGGTTCACCGCCGAGGCAATCAGATTGTCAGGATTAGACACTTTTGACGACGGCACATCAGTAGCGGAATATTGCAAAGACGTTGCTGCATCATATTACGACGATCCGATCTTTCGCGACGATGGGCCAGAGGCTTGTGCTGAATCTGACGTGTCATATTGGGGGGAAGAATAATCATGTCTGACAAAACAAAAATAGAATGGACCGATGCAACGTGGAACGTCATCAACGGCTGCACTCTGGTCGACGATGGGTGCAAGAACTGCTATGCGGCCACGCTGGCCGGGACGCGTCTTAAAAACCATCCGTCCCGCGAAGGCCTGACAAAGCGCAATGCGGCGGGCGGCTATCAATTCAACGGTCAGGTGAGATTCATCGAAAGCGAACTGACCAAGCCGCTGCACTGGCGCAAACCGCGCATGGTCTTTGTCTGTGCCCACGGCGATCTGTTTCACGAGGATGTGCCGGATGAATGGATCGACCGAGTGTTTGCGGTGATGGCAGGAAATCAGCGGCACACGTTTCAATGCCTTAGCAAAAGACCAGAACGCATGCGGGCCTATCTTTCCGACACGGAAACCGTTGCTAGCATTGCCGCCTTAGTGTATCTTGCAAGGCATGGACAAAGAGACAACTCTACTGAAGAGCGGGCTATTCCGGGTGGACCCGGACGGGACGATTTGGCGGATCGCGAAGCGGCACGGTCGTGGCGTGATGCCGGGCGGAGGCTACTATCAGGGCGCGACCATCTCGCCGTGCACGCCGGTTCGAGCGGAGTATCAAACAAGGGACGGCTACCTGCTGGTTTGCGCCACGATCAACCAGACGAAGACCACGACATCGGCGCACAGGCTGGCGTGGGTGGCGACGAACGTCCCGATCCCGGCTGGCATGACGATCAACCACAAGGACGGTGTGAAGACGAACAATCGGCCGGAGAACTTGGAGTTGGCGACGATGAGCGAGCAGCGCCGCCACGCGCTGGATGTTCTGTCGGTAGCGCGACATCACCCTACCGGCTCGAAACACCCGAAGACGACGCTAATGGAGGCGGACGTTCTGGAAATCCGGCGCAGACGAGCGAGCGGCGAGCGCGTGATCGACATAGCCGCGGCCTTTTGCATGAAGCCGAAGGCAATCAGCGCAATCTGCACGGGCAGGACCTGGACGCACATCTAGTCTGGCCCCTACCCAACATTTGGCTTGGCACATCGGTCTCCGATCAAACCAGCGCGGACAAGCGCATCCCTGATCTACTCGCCACCCCTGCCGCCGTGCGGTTTGTCAGCGCCGAGCCGCTGTTGGGTGCGGTTGATCTTACTGGTTGGTTCTACGGTGCCGACATTCCCTGCGCGGCCTGCCCCAAAGATGTAGACTGCGAATGCGGATGGCAAATTTGGCGCGATCTGCCGGATAGCATTGCGCCAGGCTCACTCGACTGGGTCATCGTCGGCGGAGAGAGCGGCAAGAATGCCCGCCCGATGCATCCAGATTGGGCCAGATCCCTGCGCGACCAGTGCGAAGGGGCGGGCGTGGCGTTTTTCTTCAAGCAGTGGGGAGAGTGGATCAGCATTTATGACCGCGACCGTGATGATCCGGATTGGCGCAATTGTCCGAAGTCCGGGGACTGGGACAAAAAACGTTATCTCAATCTTGAGGGCGGTCAGGGTTTTCATGGCGACAAGCTAAACATGATGCGCCGCATCGGCAAGGCCCGCGCCGGGCGCTTGCTCGATGGCCGCGAGTGGAACCAGATGCCGGGGGATGTGTGATGGTCGCATATAACTTCAACCCACGCTTTGCTGATGATGTGCAAAACCTCATCAAACGCCAAACGATCCGCGCGAATGGGAAACGCCGCCATGCACGCCCCGGCGATGAACTGCAACTTTACACGGGGCAACGCCGCCCAGAATGCCGACTCTTGCTGCGCACCACATGCGCCGCCTCGATTCCGATTGTGATCTATCCAAACGCGATCCTCGCGGATCAAACCTATTCAACCGCACAAGACCTCGACATGTTTGCCAATCTGGACGGCTTTACGGACTGGCCCGACATGCTGTGCTTTTTCGAAAAGTCACACGAACTATCGGGCGCAAACCCTTTCAACGGCACACTTATCAAGTGGTGAGGAGCGAGACATGAAATTGACCGAGATGCAGAAGCTAGAGGCGATGGCGCTGCGCTTTTATCAGGGCCTCGAGTGGAAGCCCAAGGCGGGCCATTTATACACCACGTCGCGGGCCGATCTTGAGGTCTACGAGGTGGTGAAGGTCGAGGGTGGCGTGGTGTTCACCCGATACACCGAGGGCGAAACCGACACCGTTTCAGAGTGGCCGGAGTCCGATTTTCTGAGCAAGGGCTTCGGCCCCATGCGCGTATGGATTCCGCCATTTGTGCTGCCCAACTGAGGAGAGAGACATGGGATTTGAGCGGTGCAAACAGTGCGGCGTCACGAAGGCGGTTCTCTGGGTAGCAAAGCCTGTTGGAGCGCGCTTAGACGGCTGCGCACGAGGCGAAGAACCAAGACATGCCGGCATGTGCGCCTCAATGCGGATAGAGCTTCTTCAGATGGCCCTGCGGCGGGCCGTGATGCCAGAGGCGTTCGATAACCAAGGGCGGATCAAGGAAGGTTGGATTGTGGCGGTCCTCGATGCTGAGCGCGATGCAATTCGCCGCGCCGCGTTGACGAAGGGGCCTATGGCGGTACCGGCTGAAGATTCAAGAATAGGAGCGAGACGATGAAACACGCAAAACCGTTTTCACCCGAAACCCGTGAAATCATCGTGGATGAAATAGAGAGCATCATTTGCGAAACGCACGAGATGGATGTGCGTGACCGAGATTATGCCGAAAACATCGTTTCTTGGTTAGAGCGGCACCACCCATCCGCTCTTGGTATCATCGCAGAGGCTGCGAGAAAGGATGAGGTAGAGTGAATGGGACACAATGAAACACTCCTCTGGACACTGCATGATACAGCCTCAGCACTGTCCATGACCACAAATGCTTTTCGCAAGAAAAAGAAAGAGTTGGAAGCAGCAGGATTTCCAAAACCATGCGAACCAACAGGACGATATATCGTGGCAGATGTGCGCGCATGGATTTCCAATCAGCGAAAAATTCGTGACATCCGAAATGACATGCGAATTGATGGTGGGATCGGCACCGAAATGCCGACATCAACCAGAGGAGTGAACTATGATCGGCTTTAACAAAGCCCTAAAGGATGGGTCTGATCCATCCTATGCGCCTGGACTATCATGGTCCAAACGCAATGCCTCATGGAAGGCACCAAAGAAATATGCCGAGGCTGGATATGAACCCGCCCGCGTACCGCTCAACATGCCCGGAGAAAAGGGTGATGAGCACCGGCTCAACAGGGCTGCTAAGTGCCGCGCCCTCACCGCCAAAATGCTCGATTGGTGGAGTGGACAGGATCAATCAGGATGGGACGTGCAGTCATGGTCCTATGTGATCCACCGGTTCCTGACCGATGATGTGAGCCCCTATGCTGATGTTAAATCAAATACGCAAGAAGGCTATCGCTATAGCTGCGGATATTGGAAAGACGCGATTGGTCATTTGAATGTCGCTGACATGGGACACTTTGAGATCAGAAGCATTGAGAAGGCCATGAAAGCCAATGGCAGATCAATCGCATTCATCCACCGCATGTTCACCATGCTCCGAGGACTGACGACATATGCCGTCCTGTTGAGGATCAAAGGTGCAATCGAAGTGCAGGTGACCTTGTCAAATACCCGCATATCAACACCTCCAAAATCATCCTACAAGCCATCGCGCGCGCAGGTTGAAGCCGTTGTGGCAAAAGCGGATGCGAGCGGAGACGTTGCATTTGCTGCGGGACTTCTGATCCAGTTTGAGTTTGCCCTACGCGCAGTAGATGTACGCGGGCAGTGGTTCGATATTTCCGAGGAGGAATTCAAAAGCGGCGGGATCGTTCGGAAGAGTAAACGTGAAGGCAATGTGATCTATTCCCGCTGGCAGGATGGACTTTGCATCGAGCATTTTGATCCAGAAATGACCTTGTTCCGCAAGGTGATCTCTAAGACCGCTAGAAGCCAACCGGAGCCTCTGTCGTTTCCTCTGTCTGGGGTTCCCAATCTCAGAGAGCGATTGCTCGAATTGCGCGGTGATCGACGCATGGGCCCTCTTATCGTGACCAAGCAGCACGGGCTACCATTTGACCGCAACGCTTGGGCCCGCGTGTGGCGCAAACATGCATCAGCAGCGGGTATTCCATCCGAGATCAAGCTCAAGGACGTGCGCGCCGGCGCATTGACCGAAGCTGAACAGATGGGAGCAAATCCGCGCCTCCTACAAGCTGCCGGACAACACGCCAATTTCGCCACCACTGAACGGTATCTGCGCAACCAAGACGATAGAATCGCGCAGGTGATAGATATCCGAAACAGAGGGAAAACAGCGTAACCAAGAACAAATCATAGACGTTGGAACCAACACCTAATCCAACCGCGATCCAACCGAAGAAACGAAATAAGCTAAGTGATTGATTTTAATGGTACCACCACCCCGGCTCGAACGGGGGACCTCCTGATCCACAATCAGGCGCTCTAACCTACTGAGCTATGGCGGCACTGGCGGGGGATTTACCTGTCCCTCCACCTGAATGCAAGGGCAGTTTACGAAAATATCCGCCCAAATCAAAGCGGCTTGTGATCAAACGCCCAAGGTGGTGCGCCTTGGCTAAGCTGACCCTGCGCCCTCTTGTCATCCAGAGCCCAAAGTCGTACTTCCTTTCGGGTCGAAAAGGAGCCAAGCGCATGGGCATCAACTCGGAACAAGATATCGAAGCAAACCTGCAAATCGGGCCAACCTCGCTTGGCATGGTGCGCCTGTTCATCGAGGCCAAGGGCGTTGAAATCCCGATGGATTTTGAACCCGAAGAGGCCGAAGAGATCGCCGAAGAGCTTTGCGCCGCCGCCGCCCAAGCGCGCAAACTGGCGAAATAG